AGGAGAGATAAATCTTCTTGCGTGTATGACAGAACTGATGTCTCAAGTGAAGTTTAAGTAATGGCTTATGAACTAAAAGAATATTTAAACTCAATCAACAAGACCAAACAAAACTTGATGGATGGTGATGACCCTCTATATGAAAAGAAGTATTCATCATTTATCATGAACAAATGTCTAGCACCATTCAATGATACTATCATGTTGGTCAACGAAATGAACTTCCACCATCATTTGGATTCAAAACTCCAATATGATTTTTTACTAAATAGTCTAAGGAAGCAGAATAGATATGCTCCTTGGATGAAGGCGAGTAAAACAAAAAATTTAGAATGTGTTAAAGAATACTTTGGTTATAATAATGAAAAAGCAAGGTCTGCCTTGAACATACTAAATGATGAACAAATCGCCTATATAAAAGAAAAATTGAAAAAAGGTGGAAAAAATGAATGATAGTTTATGGAAACCAGACCAAATGCTTGAGGTGGGTTTGAAAGAACCAGATGACTTTCTCAAAGTTCGTGAAACACTTTCTCGCATTGGTGTTGCGTCAAGAAAAAACAAAACTCTATTTCAGTCCTGCCATATCCTACATAAACAAGGTAAGTACTACATTGTTCATTTTAAGGAGTTATTTGCACTTGATGGTAAGGACACAAATATCTCAGAAAACGATATCGCAAGACGGAATACAATCGCTAATCTATTAACAGATTGGGGATTGGTAAAGGTAGTGAGTGAAAGTTCAGTAGAAGCTGCACCACTATCTCAAATAAAGGTTATCTCGTTTAAGGAAAAAAACGAGTGGTCTTTAGAAACTAAGTACAATATTGGAAAAAAGAAAGAAGGATAAAATGAAACCAGGCGATTATATTATTGAAGCTGCAAGAAAACAAGCGGAAGGTGAAGTTGCAGTTCACCTTGCAAATATTAAAGTTTACCAAACAATGCCTGCTGGTATTGGTGAACATTCAGACGTAACAGAAGCAGTAATTGCAGAGTTAGATAAACTTGCATCTGCTGATGATAGGTTAGAAATGCTTAATAAGTATTTTCCAGAATCTTTTAAGGATTAAAAATGTTAAATCTTGTCTCTGCAAATGAAAACGAAAGTGGTGTAATCTCTTTAAAAGATTATATTGCAGAGCAGTCACCACAGAAACCGTATAAGTTACTTATACTTTCTCATGATGACCCATTAGACCCAAATGAAACTGCACCTATGGTAAAGAAGAAAGCAGAAGAACTTGGTATTACTGTTTTTCTTGCAGAACTTATGGGTTGTTATATGGAAGATGCAGATGGTGATAGTAAATTAATTTATTCTTATCCAGTGGATGATAAAGGTCAAGCAGAACTACCAGATACTAAAAAAGATGTGGAGTATGCAAAACCTTTTAAGATAAATCCAAAAGATACTTTAGTTATGATGCGTGGACTAAATGCAAAATCTGGTTGTCGTTCTTGGTGGACAATGGCTAGAACATTAGAAAGTTCTGGATACAAAGTTGTTAACTCTGTTTTGTGTAATGAGATATGTAATGATAAATGGTATAACCAAGTTATCTTTCAACAAAACGATATCAATACACCAAAGACTGTTTTGGTCAGACATAAAGAAGGTGCTCCATTCGCTGCTGATAAGTTGGGAGTGAAGTATCCGCTTATTCTTAAAACATCAATCGGTTCTCAAGGTGTTGGTGTTATGTTTGTAGAAAGTGAAAAAGCACTTCATGGTATTGTTCAATTATTATATCGTGAAGATGAATTTATTGATATCTTGTTACAAGAACAAATTAAGACAGATTATGATGTTCGTGTGATTGTAGTTGCTGGAGAAGTTTTGGGTGCAATGAAAAGACCTATTATTGAAGGTGACTTTAGAAGTAACGTATCCCAAGGTTCTGAACCAGAGGTATTTCAACTCACAGAAATGGAAAAGTTTGAATCAATCAGAGCTGCACAAGCAGTTGATGGTGATGTTGTTGGGGTTGACTTCATTCCAGCAAAAGACAGAGAAAAAGATAAACCATATTTTATTGAGGTAAATTCTACGCCTGGACTTATGGGTATTGAATCTACATTCTCTGGTTCTACTATTCCAAAAGACTTATATAAAGATGCTTTGAAAAAGGAAAAAGGTAAATTTAGTATTACATCTGAAATACTAAAAACTTACATGAATCGTGACAATTGGACTTGACATTTAACCACAAGGGTGGTATAACTATATTATGAATTTCTATACAAACGTAGCCCCTTGGGGTAATCACATCCTAGTTCGTGAATACAAGAATGGTGAGAGAGTTAATCGTAAGGTTAAGTACTCTCCGACTTTGTATGTTCCAGTTCGGAAAGAAACTGAATGGAAGACACTTGACGGTAAGTATGCATCACCGTACAAGTTTGACACAATCAAAGAAGCGAAAGCATTCATAGAACAATACAAACAACAACCTCATCTGGTCTTTGGTCTGGATAGGTTTGCATACACATATCTTTCAGACACTTACCCCAAAACTGTTGATTGGGATAGTGATAAAATCCTAACAGTTACAATCGACATTGAGACAAGAGCCGACAATGGTTTTCCAGAACCAGAAAAAGCAGAAGAAGAGATGCTTGCAATCACTATCAAAAACCAAACAACAAAGAAGATTGTTGTCTGGGGTTTGGGTGAGTTCAACAATGACAGAGATGATGTAACATACATCAGCTGTTCTAATGAGAATGAACTACTTGCAAAGTTCATGAACTTCTGGACACAACACTATCCAGACGTTGTTACTGGTTGGAATACTGAGTTCTTTGATATTCCTTACCTTATTAATCGTGTTACCAAAGTTCTTGGTGAAGACAGAGCGAAGGAGTTCTCTCCTTGGGGTTTGATTAATTCTCGTAAGGTTTACAATCATGGTCGTGACCAACAAGTGTATGATATCATTGGTGTTGCAAATCTTGACTACTTACAATTATACCGTAAGTTTACATACTCTAATCAAGAGAGTTATGCACTTAATCATATTGCGTTTGTAGAACTTGGTCAACAAAAGAATGAAAACCCATATGAGACTTTCCAAGATTGGTACACAAAAGACTATCAGTCTTTCCTAGAATATAACATTGTTGACGTTGAACTTGTTGACCGTCTGGAAGACAAGATGAAGTTGTTGGAACTTTGTTTGACTATGGCTTATGAAGCAAAGGTCAACTTTGAAGATGTATTCGGTCAAGTTAAGTATTGGGATGTTCTTATTCACAACTATCTCAAGAACAAAAAGATTGTTATCCCACAAAAGTCACATCAATCAAAGTCTGATAAGTACGAAGGTGCATACGTTAAAGACCCACAAGTTGGTCAACACAAATGGGTTATGTCATTTGACTTGAACTCACTGTATCCACATCTGATTATGCAATACAATATGTCACCAGAAACACTTGTCACTGGTGATTATCTAAAACTTGCAGATGACAAAACCTATGTTAACGAGATGTTGCGTGAGGTCGATTTGGATATTCCAGACCATACAACAATCACACCAAACGGTGCGTTGTATCGTAAAGACAAACTTGGTTTCTTGCCAGAGATGATGCAAGACATTTACAATGACCGTACCATTTACAAGAAAAAGATGTTGAAGGCAAAACAAGATTACGAAGATACAAAAGACCCCAAGTATCTCAAGTATATCAGTCGTTACAACAACATTCAGATGGCTCGAAAGATATCACTCAACTCTGCTTATGGTGCGATTGGTAATCAATACTTTCGATACTATGACCTTGCGATTGCAGAGGGTATTACAACTGCTGGTCAGTTGTCTATTCGTTGGATTGAGAAAAAGATTAATCAGTATCTAAACAAACTGCTAAATACTGATAAGGATTATGTGATTGCATCTGACACAGATTCAATCTATGTTACATTTGATGAATTGATTTCTAAGGTGAAACCAAACAATCCTATTGACTTTCTTGATACGATTGCAAAGGAAAAGATTGAACCGTTTATTGATAAGTCATACAAAGAACTTGCAGACTATGTTCATGCATATGACCAAAAGATGCAAATGAAAAGAGAGGTGATTGCAGACAAAGGTATCTGGACTGCAAAGAAACGATATATCCTTAATGCGTGGGATGTTGAAGGTGTTCGTTATCAAGAACCTCAGTTGAAGATTATGGGTATCGAAGCTGTCAAGTCTTCTACGCCTGCACCATGTCGTGCAAAGATTAAGGAAGCACTAAAGATTATTATGTCTGGAGATGAGAAAGAACTAAATGATTTTCTTATTGAGTTTCGTAAAGAGTTTGATGAACTTCCACCAGAAGAGATTGCATATCCTCGTTCTGTCAATGGTGTCAAAAAGTTTTACTCTGATAGTTCAATCTATCGTAAAGGTACACCAATGCATATCAAGGGAGCTCTTGTTTATAATCACATGGTTAAGGAACGTAAACTTACTAGGAAGTATACACTGATTCAGAATGGTGACAAGATTAAATATCTGGAGTTGCGTCAACCTAATCCACTTGGTTGCAATGTCATTTCTTTTCCATCTAAGTTACCAAAAGAACTTGACATTTTGAAGTATGTAGATTATGATAGTCAGTATGAAAAGAGTTTCATTGACCCACTTTCATTTATCACCAACAATATCGGTTGGAAGATTGATAGGTCATTTGGAACACAAACTACACTTGAGGACTTTTTTAATTGAACCAAGAATTATATGATTTACTAAAAAGAAATGTTGACCATACTGGTCTTCCAGTAATGCACAAAGAATTATTTCTTGATACTACAGAGAAGTATGGTAAAGAAGAGTTTCGTAAAACACTTGCAGAGTTTATTACAAAAGAGAAACCACCATATCCACTTAAAGAGTTTAATATGGAAAAGGTGGTTGATAACTTTCGTAAGTTACAGAAAGCTGACTTTACAAAATATCTAAGTCAACCAAATAATGTCATGGAAAAGTATGACGATTACAAGTATTCATATGATGAATATGGATTAGGTGTAATTGATGGGCCTTCTACTTTTAATTATTGTGCAGACTCTTTTATGAATGACCTAAGAATGTCTTGTGGTTCTTATGGATTTAAATCTCCAGTACAAAGGTGGAATGATGGTGATAATATCTGGGGTGCGTTTGGGCCTATCTGGAGAGGTGTAAACGATAGTCAATCACTACAACCAAAAACTTATACAATGTCATTTAGACTTGGTACTTATATTGCAACACAGTTCAAACCTATTGTTGCGAAAACAATCTATAATATGACAGATGCAAAAACTGTATTAGATACATCTATGGGTTGGGGTGATAGACTTACTGCGTTCTACGCTTCTAATGCAACTCATTATATTGGTTGTGACCCAAATCCTAATACCTTTGCAAGATACCAGAAGATGATTGACTTCTATGACAAACTTACTGGTGGTAAGAAAACTGTGCAGATGTATAATTGTGGTGCAGAAGATATGCCATGGGATGAGATTAATAATGTAGATTGTGCATTTACTTCACCACCATATTTTTCTACAGAAAGATACAATGAAGGTGGTGAGAAAGAAGAGCTGCAATCGTGGTTCAAGTTTAATGAATACGAATCTTGGAGAGATAACTTCTATCTTCCAGTATCACAAAACACTTTTGATTCACTAAGTGACACTGGTGTTATGATGATTAATATCCTAGACCCAAAGATAAAAGGTAAACGATATCGTTCTGGTGATGAACTTGTCGATATGTTAAAAGATAATTTTATGGGTCAAGTTGGTATGAGAATTATGCAACGTCCACAAGGTGCATCTGTGTTCAAAGACGAAGATGGTAACTTTGACAAAGCTGCAATGGATGAGTTTATGGATAGAACTTACATAGAGAACATTTGGTATTTCAGTAAAGATAAGAACAAAGATATTTTTAGACATATCAAAAGAAGTACGTTAGAAAGTTTCTTCACATGATACATTTAGAAAGTTGTCTGGACACTTTGCAAAAAGATGTTAAGTATGATTATGTACTTACATCTCCACCAGATTATGCAGAACTAGGTATACCAGCACATACAAATGAATGGGAAGAATTTTTAGATAGTTGGGTATCACTATTAAAACCTACAAATAATTTAGTGACCATTTGTACCACTGATAGAAAAGGTGATGGTAGAATATATCCAAAACATATAAAGGTAATTAATGTATTTGAAAAGAACGGTTGGTTTTTAAGAAAAACTAATATATGGGTTAAGTCATATAAAGTAAATATGTTTCGTATGAACTATATGCACATACTTACTTTCGCAAAGAAACCATTTAAATTAAAAAACCCACATATGGTGGATGTAATATTGGATGAAAAGTCAACTATAGTAGATGGTTTCAAATATGGTATGAGTCCACTAGTTTGTCGTATGATGATAGAAAATCATACAAATGAAAATGATGTAGTATATGACCCATTTATGGGAAGTGGTACTACTGCGATTGCAGCCTTAGAGGTTGATAGGAATTATCTTGGAAGCGAGATAAGTGAAGAGTATTACAAATTGTGTAAAAAAAGAATCGAAAGTGACTTGACTTTACGATAATTTTGTAGTACTATATAGTAGTGCTCGAAAGAGTATGTTAACCAGTGTTATGGTGAAAAATATGAGACTAATGGATGTTGGTTTCACGCTCCATCTCACATAAAAAGGAGAATCTTTATGATTACTTTAAAAGAGGCGTATGGAAGCGCCGATATTATAAAACTATTTCCAAAACCAGACTATACATTCATTTCCCCAAACATTGTTATCCATGATGCACAGTGGATAAAATTTGAAGATATCAATATTGATGATGAAGTTGGAAACATTGCCCGAGCTGACGGTCAAGATGCATCTCATGTCGAAGATTTGAAATATTCATTTAGTAACGGTGTTTTGGTAAATGAAGAACTTGGTGCAGTTGTGCGACAACCAGAAGGTTCACCTCAACCATATAAACTATTGTATGGTTATGGTAGAACACTATCTCAACAAGAGTTGGGTGCAGAAGGTTGGGCATTTAACTTAATTGATGCAAATCAAACTGAACAAGAAGATATTG